GCAAACGAGATACAGGTGGCAGGCAGCCACTACAAACAAAAGCCCATCCAACCGTGGGATTTCATCGCGGCCAACGGCCTGGGATTCTTCGAAGGGAACATCGTCAAGTACGTGACCCGCTGGCGCGAGAAGGGCGGGGTTGACGACCTGCGCAAGGCCCGGCACTACCTCGACAAGCTGATTGAACTGGAGACAAAATCATGAGCTTCGTCTGCCCCCTCCCACCCATCAAGGTGCTGGTCCGGCCGGAGTACCTGTACGACTTCCAGTGCGACAAGGATGCGCCGCTGGTCGAGGGCATCTGGTGCTCGGTCAAGTCCATCAAAGGCGAGGCCTTCCGCTTTGAGACCTACCTGCCGCAGTACGGTGCGCTGTTCGACAAGCTGCCGATCAGTGCGTTCACCTGGAGCGGCCAGACAGACGGCACTCTGCCGCTTGATGTGCTGCAGATCTGGGACGCGCTGAGCTACCACGTCACCGTGGTCGAGAAGCCCTTGCTCAAAGGCCTGCGTGCGCAGTTCTTCGCCAAGGACAAGCAGGTCTACCCGGGCGAGTTCATGTTCACGCTGGACACCTGCAGCCCTGACCCGCGCATCCCCGACTTCACGTTCAGCGAGTCGGTCGATGAACACAAGAGCTACAACGTGCTGAAGCTGGACAACGGACAGTTCGCGCTGCAGCCCAACAACCGTTGCCAGTTCTTCGACCCTGCGTTCAACCCGCAGGACATGAAGCGGCCTGACTTCAAGGTCGCCACCAAGAAGTACCGCGTCGAGCAGCATGCCAAGTGGCGGCTGGGCGACACCGACAGCTTCAACTACGAAAGCAACCAATGAGCACCACGTATGCGATCGCCAACGTGCAGCACAGCCTGCAGGCGCTGAAGGAACTGATCCCGCCCGAGAAGTGGGGCGAGACCCCGCTGCCCGTCATCGCCGCGCCAGGCTGGTGGATGGAGGATCTCCGCACCGAGATGAACGTCGAGGAAGGGTTTGAGCCTGGCGAAATCCACGGTTGCACGGTCCTTCGCAAGGATGAGCTGACCGAGCCCATGCTCATCGACCACGACGGCAAGATGTACCCGATCCTGCCCAAGTGGCAGCGTGCCAAGTCCGTCGACGCAGAAGGGGGTGAAGCATGACCAACGCCAAAGCGGCACGCTACCCAACACACGATGACCCATTGGGCATTACGGATGTAGGTGAAAAGTTGCGCCAATCAGAGTTGCGCACACTTTTTTGCGTGTCCGAAATACTGCGCCTTACAGGCGACACAAAAGAATCGCAAGCACTCAAAGATCACGCGAATGAGCAAGACGCTTCGCGCTTTGCAATCGCCGGACATCAAGTCGCGGCTTGCCTCAACAAAATCTGTTTGCAATTGAGGAGCGACGCAGAATGACCAACTACCAGCGCACCGCCGACTGGCTCAAGGCCTGCGGCAAAGAACCGAACCCTGATGACCTAGGGGTCCAGATCGGCTGCCACATCGAGGAGATCTGCGAGTTCCTGGAGGTGCTGCGGCCGCACAAGGAAGGCTACGGCAAGCTGCTGGAGCGCACCCGGGTGGACCTTGAGTGGTTCGCCATGAAGCTCAAGCAGCGCGAGGTGACGGTGTACATCCCGCCGCACCTGCGCGCCGCCGCACTGGACGCCCTGTGCGATGCCGAGGTGACCGGCAACGGCGTGGCCTACATGGCAAACCTCGACAAGCCAAGCGCCGACCAGGCCGTGCTGGCAAGCAACGACGCCAAGCTGGTGGATGGCAAGCCCGTCATCCTGGAGGGCGGCAAGATCGGCAAGCCAGACGGGTGGAAGCCGCCAGACCTGCGGCCGTTCGTCTGATCAAGGGGGCCAGTGGCCCCATTTTTTATTTTCGCTCTTCGCCCTCGATTGTCAGGCCTTCTTTCAGGAACTGCCGCTTCTCGCGGATAGGCTCTTTTAGCTTCTCGGCCCTCTCGTCGCTGTAGTAGCCCTTGTTCTCCAGGCGGTTGATTTGCCGGATCTGCTTGTCGAGTTCAAGTATCAATTGCTTGCGGCTCGACTTTTCGATTTGCTCTGACACATCCAGATCCGTCGGCCGCACCTTGATGCCGAAGGTCTGCATCGCTGCGTACTTTGGCTGCACCGGCTGGCCCATCCTGTCCACGCCGCTGTACTCCTTAAGACCCACGTTGATCGTCGTGTCGGTGGCGTTGGCCAAGGCATTCATCGTGCGGTCAAAGTGGTAGTTGAACGGAGCAATGGCCGGCGCGAACTGACGCCACGCATACTCGCCCCACTTTGCCGACTTCTCGGCGCCAGTGTCCAGCTTGGCGTTGACAATGTCTTTGCCAGTGAACGAGTCCCTGTTCTGCAAGAAGCCCGTCAGGCTAGTCAGAACCGGGTTGTTTGGCGTCAACCACGCCGGGAGTGGCACACCCCCCAGGTTGTTGTGGAAGTCGCCAAGATCGCCGCCTGGAAAGATCCGGCTCACGTCCAAGAACAGGGGCAGGTTAGTCAGATCATCGGTGCCCAAGCGAATTGCCTTCGGCGTGCCGATTGAGGTGAAGCCCTTTTGCCACTCTGGGAGGTTCTTGCGCTCGTTGCGCTCAAACTGCTTGGCCTGCTCGCGGAACTCAGGGTCCGTCACGTAACGCTTCATCACCTCCCACCATGGTTCGTCGTCTTCGCCGCCCATGCCAGCAGCGATTGCGTACATGGCCGCGTTGGCCGCGTACATCGCAGCCGCAGGGGCTGCCATGCGCCAGGGGTACTCAAGCGCCGTGCGGGCGATCATGGGGATCGCCTTGTACGTCCACGAGAAGAACGGGATGCCGACTGGTGAGTCGCGGATTGTGCGTGCGCCCTTGGGCAGGTCGTCGTAGGTGAAGATGTACTGCTGCGCATAAGTCACCGCGTCTTCTGACTTCATTCCCCGAGCGCGTGCGTCGCGGTAGATCAAGAAACGGAAGTACAGATCCTCGGCCTCGTAGGCCACGCCGAGCGGCTTGCGCAGGAAGAACGACATCGCGTTCCACACGGTGTCCACACTCTTGCCGACCTTGGATTCAGTTTTGGCAGCCAGCACCTTGAGCTGGTCCGGCAGCATGCTGACCAGCTCAACCTGCGACACGGTGCCACCGAACAAGCCATCCTCGCGGGCCTCGGCCAACATCGGGCCGCCCTTGACGATGTCGCGGACGGTGCCCAGGTACTTGTTGACGTCCCAATACGAGACACCAGCGAAGTGGGCCATGGTCAGGTTGGACAGCACGTTGTTGGCGTGCGCGACCGGGTTGAGCACCGTCTTGCCTTCCTTCCACATGGACAGGCCCTTGCGGTACACCTTCAGCAGGTCGCATTCCATGCTGCCGTCAAACGCGCTTAAGTGATCCAGCACCTCTTGCGGGACCCACTTGCCGGCCAGCTTGCCGTACCGGGGTGCGGTGGTGTCCTCAATGTTGGTCTTGGGGACCTGGACATAGCCCTCTTTCTCAGACTTGCTGGCAATGGAGCCTGCCAGGTTCTCGTACAGGCGACCCAGCGCCACGTCGCGCTGGCTTCTCATGTAGCCCATGACGAATCGGAACATGGCGTCGCGGATCTCGCCCATGTCTTCACGCTCAGCCCGGCTGTAGTCGCGCCAGACGGTGACCTCAGTGTCAACTGCCGGGTCAAACTTGGCATCGCGCTCTTCCCAGCCGTTGGCGACCCAAGCCTCCAGTTCATCCACTGGGATGGTCTCAAAGATGCCACGACCCTTCAGGCTTGAGCCTTTGATGCCCTGCATCGTCTTCTTCCGGCCAAGCAACTGCTTTGCCGCCTTAGCCCACTGGCCGGCTTCATCCAGCAGCGACTTCTCATAGAAGCGTGGCAGATACTTACCATCCCATCGGCCAGCGGCATCAGAACTCAGCATGCCCAGGCGCACCAGTTCAGCGCTTTGCTCGGACATGATCGACTGCATGGAAGCGGCGATGTCCAACACACGCTTGGCGGGCTTGACGCCGCGCTTGAGTTCACCCTCAATCACGTCGCTGATCAGCAGGCGCTCATCCTCGGGCAGCTCGCCCAGCTTGGTGGCTACGCCAGCGGTTAGGTTCTGCGCCTTCTCAATCTCATTCTTCATCCGCCGCATGGCCAGCGACAGATCCTTGTCAATGGGCTTAAGCGAGCCGATCAGGGGGGTCTTTTCCAGCAGAGAGTTGGCGATGTCAGCAGCGTAGCGGTAGGCCACAGCGCCAGGCTTGAAGCGCACGCGGCCAGCCTCGTCGCGCCAGCCCGTGAGTTGCGCGCGATTGCTGGCCATCACATCGGGGCCAGCGCCTTCAATCGCATCCACACCATTCAATGCCAAGAAGGCCTTCATCTCGGCCATCCCCCTGATGGTGACCTCGCCCTCTGCGGTCTTGAATGTGTA